TACCCACAACAGCACGAAGCAGTAGTCAATTTGCTAAAAAGAATCGATAATGTAGTAACAGCAGAAATAAACAAAATTCGTCAAATTACAGAGGTTTAGACATGAATCCGTATACACCCCAAAAACCGTTGATGATGGAAAATATGCAGGATGTATCGGGTCAGCGACCTGTATTTATGAATGAGGCGGCTCAAGAACAATTGCACCGTGCATTGTTGCAACAGAACCTTGGGTCACCTGTAGGTCAAGGCTATTCAACTGGTGTAAACCCTTATGCCTTAGCGCAAATGTTAAGACAGGGACAAAAAGCCCCTTACGGTGGTACACCCCAAGGCGCATACGGTCAACAGGGTCAGTATATGCAAGATGCTATGAACCCAGTGACAAGTCAACAGCAAATGCTAATGAATCAGGGTGGCCCTGAATTTATGTCGTTCAATACCCCGTTTGCAGGATAAATTATGGCAAATTTAGTAGACCAATACTCAAATCCTTACCAACCTGAAATATTAGGCATGGATCGTCAGCGCAAGCTGGCTGAAATGCTTATCGCTCAAGGTCAACGACAACCTCAAGGGCAGATGGTTGGTAATCAATTTATTCCTGTAGCCCCTACACAAAATTTAGCAAACTTATTTAATACCGCATTGGGCGCATATGGAATGTACCAAGCGGATCAAAAAGCATTAGATTTAGCTAACCGTATTCGTCAGGGTGAGATTGAAGCATTTGCTGACTTTGAAAAGATTAGACGAGGTACACCAGCCGTTGAGGGTGGTATTTATGGCCCTGACAATAAATTGACTATGCAGACCACGCCTGACATGATTGGGCCACAAGGGGAACTTACATCTCAATATAGAAAAGTAGCCCCTGTAGCGGGTGTAGCACCTAACCCACAAGCGGCATACGCTAGTTTGTATTACAACCCTAAAGCATCGCAAAAAATGCGTGACCTAGCGTTTGCTAAGATGACTTCTGAACCTGAAAGCTATACATTAACTGAAGGTGGAGTTCGTGTTCAAGTACAACCTGACGGAACTCATAAAATCGTAGCTAGTGGCCCTGATAAATCAAGTCCTGAATATAAAAATTATTTAATAGCTGTAAATGATCCTGTTAATCCATTTAAAGGTGGATTTACAGATTATCAAACCATGCTGAAAAGAGCGGGTGCAACCAGCATTAATATGCCATCGGGCGAGGAAAGAAAAGCAGGGTTTATGTCTAACATTTTGGACAGAAACTTATTGCAGATGCAAACTGCTCTTGGCATTGATCCTAAAGCGGTTAAACCAAATGTACCAGCAAGCATAGTAGAAGCTATTACTGGGCCTAATTTGTTGTCACGCAACATGAAGCCAGCACAGCGTCAGATTGTTGAGGATTCTCAGCTTGATGTGTTGGATGCGGCTTTGACATTGCGTACTGGTGCGGCATACACAAGAGAACAGTTAAATGCTATGCGTGAAACCTATTTCCCAGTATTGGGTGATAAACCACAAGCAGTTCAAGCTAAGAAACAACGCTTAGAGTCATTGTTAGAGGGTGCTTATATTGCGGCAGGTCGAGCAGTTCCACAAAGAGTGTCTGCGCCCCCACCACCAGCACCAGCAACGCCATCGGTTAGGGAACAATTAAACATTCCTAAATCAAATATTATTAAACAAGCCGATGACATTATTTCAGGTAAAAAATAATGGCTAATGAATTAAATCCTGCTGAAAAATACGCAACTTGGATTGTTCAAAATGCGGATAAACGGGGTACGCCTGAATTTAATACGGTCGTACAAGCGTATGAATTATCTAAACAACCTACTGCACAAGAAGCACCAGTAGAAAATGCACCAGTAAACACTGAGTTTGCTGAAACTGCTGGTGGTGCGGCTGTTGGTAGACCTATGCGTGGTGTGCGTTTAAATGTACAGCCAACGCCAAGACCGTTAGAGTCGTTTGCCGCAGGTGTTACTAAATCTGCTATTGACCCACTATTAGGTGGGGCGCAGATGGTTACAGGCGGTCGTAGAGGCGTTAGTGAAGCCGTTAAGCGTTTAGCCCAAGAAGGTGAAGTATATTCAGAAGCTAATCCAGCATCTTACGGTACGGGGCGTGTAGCTGGAGTCGTATTGCCAGCAGTCGGTATGAGCAGGGCAATAGGCATGATTCCTAGTTTTTCTAGAGTTAACCCATATGTATCTAGTGCGGCTATTGGTAGCGGTACGGGTGCTGTGTCGGGTGGTTTACAGCCTGTAGAAACTGGTGAAACTGGTATGCCAATGTACGAAGAAATGGGTAGAAATGCCCGTACAAGCGCAATGATTGGCGCACCTGTTGGTGCTGTAGCACCTCTTGTAGGCAAAGCTGTAGATTACATTGGTAAAACAGGTAAAGCACTTTTAGAACCCCTTACAGAATCAGGACAAGAAAAAATATTAGGTCGGTTTTTAAGACAAGCCGCTGGTGGCGAAGAAGCCAAAGCCATGCGTAACCTTAGAAATCCCCAACAATTTGTTGCTGGTTCTCAACCTACTGCCGCACAAGCCGCAGGAGTTCCAAGTTTAGCGGCTTTAGAGCGTACAGCTATGGCTACTAGCCCTGTGGCTAATAATTTAATGGCGCAAAGACAGTTACAAAACGCACAAGCACAAGCAGATGCTTTGAGAAATATTGCACCTGCTACAAGAACCTCTAAGTATGTAGACTTTAGAGAAAAAATAGCTGACGATTTGTATAAAGATGCGGTAAAGCCATTGAATTTAGGCAAGTTAGACGATGAAACAACTAAAGAAATTGCTAATTTAATAAAACGCCCAGCAATTCAAGACGCTATGAGAGTAGCTAAAGAAACTTCAGCAAACAGGGGTATGGATATTGCTGATCCTGCTGGATCAATGCTTGGTTTACATAGAACCAAAATAGCATTAGATAAGCAAATTGCAGAAGTTAAAGCTAGATACGAAAGAGATAAGATCAAGAGTGCCGCTGGTGACGAGTTAGACGGTTTAATGAACGCAAAAACAAGCTTGCTGAACTTTATGGAAAAAGTAAGCCCAACTTATAAGACTGCTAGACAAAGCTACGAGCGTCTATCTAAGCCTATTGACCAACTTGAAAACATTGCAAAACTAGCGGATAAGTCTATTTCAGCCGAAACGGAAAAGATTTATATATCGCAGTTTTCTAAAGGTCTAAAAGAACTTAAAAAATCAGGTGTTCTATCTGATCGCCAAATAACACGGTTAGAAAATATACAAAAAGACTTGGCTAGAACTAAGTTTGCTGACACCGCTGGTAAAGGTGTTGGTTCGGATACCGTTCAAAAGCTGGCTTATAGCAACTTAATGAATCAAACTGGCTTGCCAATATCTGCTACTAACAGGCTAGGTAAGTTTGTTTACGGTGATGTTAATGAACAGCTTAAAGATAAACTAGCCGAAACAATGCTTTCCCCACAAGAAACATTACGATTAATGCGGTTAGGAAAACAGCAAAAACCTAGCGCAGATGAAAAAACACGCAACGATTTAGCTAGACTTTTAACTATTCAAGGCATTCAGAGAACGGGTCAAGCAATGAACGGAGAAGAACAATGAGTAGAAACGGATCGGGTACATATTCCCTACCTGCGGGTAATCCCGTAGTAACAGGCACAACTATATCGAGTACATGGGCTAATAACACCATGAATGATTTGGCGGCCGCTTTAACTGACTCGGTTGCCGCAGATGGTCAAACCCCAATGACGGGGAACTTAGACCTAAACACACATAAGATAGTTAACCTAGTAGCTGGTAGTGCGGCAGGAGATGCAATAGAGTTTGCTCAATTTAAGACACCTACCTTTACAGGTAATGTCACCATGTCATCTACTGGGTTTGCCTTAATTCCCGCAGGAACTACCGCAGAACGCCCAGCAAGCCCCGCAAATGGTCAGATTCGTTATAACACCACGACTGCTCAGTTTGAGGGCTATCAAGGCGGTGCATGGGGTCAATTAGGTGGTGGTGCTACGGGTGCAGGTGGGGATGAGGTATTCGTGGAAAACTCAAGAGTCGTAACTACAAACTATACAATTCCTGTAGGCAAATCAGCCGAAAGTGTTGGGCCTATCACAATCAATGCAGGTATTACTGTGACAGTAAGTTCAGGCGAAAGATGGGTGGTATTGTAAGATGAAAACCACTAAAATATACAAAAGGAGTAAATAATGTCTATTGTCTTACAAGGCTCAACTTCAGGTAGCGTTACATTACAAGAACCAGCCGTTGCTGGCTCTACTGTACTAGACTTGCCAGCCACAAGCGGAACTGTTCTTGTTGGTGGCACTCAAAATATTCCAAGGTCTGCATTGCCAACAGGTAGCGTACTGCAAGTAGTGCAAAACTCTTCTACTACGCAATATTCCACAACATCAGCATCTTTTCAATCTTGCACGAATCATAATGTAACAATTACACCCTCGTCTGCGTCAAGCAAAATTTTAATAATTCATCAAGGCATGGTTAATTCTTTAGTGGCAACAAATTGGTGTTGGGCAACTATATATAGAAACGCATCTGTTAATCTTTATTCGGGTGGTGCGGCTGATGCCGCTGGTGGTATTTATACAAACGGTAGCCCAGACTCCCACTGTCCTATAACATTTACAACTCTTGATTCGCCAGCTACAACTTCTGCGGTTACTTATACCGTTTACTTTAAAGCTGGAAATGGTGGAAACACAGTTAGGTATAACGCTGATGGATGGAAGTTATACACTATCGCTATGGAGATTGCCGCATGATTTATATTCAAGCTATTTACAAACTTAACCCACAAATTGTAAGTATGTCAGATGATATTGCTTACGATGCAGACGGCAACGAAGTCGCATACGATAAAGATGCAGTACAGGCTTATGTAGATGCTCATGCTTATATTGCTAAAAGAGCCGCAGAATACCCACCCATCACCGATTACATTGATGGTGTAGTAAAGGGTGACCAAGCACAGATTGATAAATACATTGCTGACTGCTTGGCGGTCAAAGCTAAGTATCCGAAGGGAGTAGCATAATGGCATCAATTATTAATGCAACTACTAGCACAGGACTTGTTTCTAGTGCTGACAACTCAGGCTCATTACAGTTAGCTACCAATAACGGCACTACTGCGGTAACGATTGATACTTCACAGCGAGTAGCTTTTGTAGCTGGTACAGCCGCACTTCCAGCTATCACCACCACAGGCGATACTAATACAGGCATCTTTTTCTCAGCCGCAGATACTATAGACTTTGCTGAAGGCGGTACTGCTGTTGGTCAGTTTGACTCTAGTGGAAACTTTAAATTCAACTCAGGCTACGGCTCTGCCGCAGTAGCATACGGATGTCGTGCATGGGTAAACTTTAATGGTACTGGTACTGTAGCTATCCGAGCAAGTGGTAATGTAAGCTCTATTGGAGATATGGGTGATGGTGATTACTATGTAAATTTTACAACCGCCATGCCCGATGCTAATTATTGCGTAACCACAACCAGCGGAAACGGAAACGGAAGATTTGTAAGTATATTTAATTCAGACTCTGACGTTCAAGCGGCATTGTCAACTGGAAGTGTAAGAGTGCAAAATGCATTTCAAGTATCTAGCAGCCCATCAAGAAGTGATACTAATCATTTTTCAGTTGCCATCTTCCGCTAATCAAAAGGACTAATATGAATCAACGAATTATTTACCCTACTGATGATGGCGGTATTGCTATCATTATTCCTTCGCCCGAATATCTTGCAGAACACACCATTGAAGAATTAGCCGCTAAAGATGTACCTGAAGGCAAACCATTTAAGATTGTGGATGTTGCTGACATTCCTACAGACCGCACATTTCGTAACGCATGGGAGTACCAAGAATGATTACGATTAACTTTGACAAAGCCAAAGCGATTACTAAAGACCGCCTAAGAGCAGAGCGTACACCCTTATTGCAAGCCCAAGATGTAGCGTTTCAGAGAGCATTAGAAAGCGGTGCAGACACCACAGCAATCGTAGCTGAGAAACAACGGCTAAGAGATATTACCAAACTAGCTGACCAAGCCACAACGCTTGAGCAGTTAAAACAAATTGAGGTGAAATAATGCCTGTAACTATCGATGGCTCAAACGGAATAACAACTCCCATGTACAACGGGAGTATTACTGCTAATGCGGTAACTCCATCCGTTAATATGAAGAATAGAATTATCAATGGACAGATGGTGATTGACCAGCGTAATGCTGGTGCTAGTATTTCAACCGCAAGTAGCACAAACACTTACACTTTAGATAGATGGATTGCCGTTTTTACTCAAAATAGTAAATTTACATTACAACAAAATGCTGGTTCAGTTACACCGCCAGTAGGATTTGCTAACTATATTGGAATTACAACAACTTCTGCTTATACAGGTTCAGGCGATATATTTAATATAGGTCAAAACATTGAAGGTTTTAATACTTCTGATTTAGGATTTGGAACTGCTAATGCTAAAACAATAACTATTTCATTTTGGGTTCGTAGTTCATTAACTGGAACTTTTGGTGGTGCATTGCAAAATAGTGCATTAAATAGAAGCTATCCATTTACATTTACTATTTCTGTTGCAGACACTTGGGAATACAAAACAATAATTGTTGCTGGTGATACAAGCGGAACTTGGATTGGTGCTACAAACGGAATTGGATTGCGTCTTTGGATAAATCTAGGAAGTGGTTCTACATATAGCGGAACTGCTGGTGCTTGGGCTAGTGCAGACTATCGTTCAGCCACAGGTTCTGTTTCTGTAATTAATACTTTAAATGCAACTTTCTACATTACTGGAGTTCAGCTTGAGGTAGGCTCTACAGCTACTAGCTTTGATTACAGACCTTATGGAACTGAATTAGCTTTATGTCAGAGGTATTATTATTTACACGCAAGCGGTAACGGAGCTCCAATTGGAATGGCTTGTCAATATGGTGCTAGTTCAATGTACGGAACTTTACAATTTCCAGTAACCATGCGAATTGCACCAACCATATCTTCAACATCAGGAACGGATATTTATATATTTTACAGGACTGGTGCGGCTGATAGCTTTAATAGTTTAAGTTTGCAAGGTTCTAGCACAACAGGATACACATTTTTAAATAATTCTCAAATAAGTGGAACATCAGGTGATGCTGGATGGGTAGAAGGTGCTAACGCTAGTGCTTTTGTTGCTTTTGGTGCGGAGCTATAAATGTATAAATTAACTAAAAATCTACAAGGTCAAGTCAACGGTGTTGAAACACAACAAGGTAATTTGACTTTAGGCATACCTTTTATTGATGGCAACACCGACTACGCTAACTTCAAAAAAGAAGTATTAGCTGGTGCAGAACTACAAGATGCCGATGGGAATGTGATGACACAAGCTGATGCCTTTATAGCGACTTTGCCATGACACTAACCAAAGATTTTATTCATTCTTTGTTTGAATATAAGGATGGTAATTTAATTTGGAAAGTCAAAAACACTAAAGGTAAGGAAGCTGGCGCATTACGACCAACAGGTTATGTTGTTGTAGAAATTGATAGCAAACCAGTTATGGCGCATTGGCTAGTATGGATTATGCACAACGGTAATTTTGACGGGTACATAGATCATATAGACGGTAATCGTTCAAATAATAAAATTGAAAACTTGCGTGTTGTAACTTGGACTGAAAACCAATGGAATCGCAAGATTAGCCAAAATAATAAAATTGGCATAAAAGGCGTTAGGGTTAGAAAAGATAGCAGTAAATATGAGGCAAGAATTACTGTTAACAAAAAAAGAATTGTTTTGGGAAGTTACAAAGATTTAGAGTTAGCTGAATTAGTTATGATTATGGCTAGAGAAAAATATCATGGAGTTTATGCTAAACATGGATAACCAAGGAATAGATTTAGTTAAATATGGCGCACTTTGGCAGAAAGTCGAAAACTACGAGGCCAAGTTCGATGAAATGTCTAAAAAGATCGACAAGATGGAAGCTTCTGTTGAAGAACTGGTCGCAATGGCTAATCGTTCTAGGGGCGGTTTTTGGGTCGGTATGGGGTTTGTATCAGCTTTTAGTTCACTCGTGGGTTTTATCGCACATTGGCTTGGTAACAGGTAGGTTATCAATGTGTCGGATGGTTTACTAGAAGGTGCAAAGTCCCTCAGTAGTTCCCTAAACGCAAGTCGGGATGTCAGCAAAGAACTATCCAAAAGTATTGCGGATGTTCAAAAAGAAGCTTCCGATGTAGCGCAACAGCGTAACCTTGATAGGCGCAGGGAACTTAGAGAAAACGAGGTACGCAAGGAACTATTCCTTAAACGAGTCCTAATCCAATGGGAGCATGAGGAGCAGGTTAGGCGGGAAGAAGCAAAAATACGGGCAGACTTTTTAAAGAAGTACGGTAAACGCTGGGCTGAAGTCGAGGCATTAAAAGCCAAGCTAGAAAAACAGGACAAAGAGTTTCAAAAGGCATTTGATAAAGACCTAAATCGTGCAAGAGTAGCGCAATTTTGGTGTTTTGTAGTCGCTGGATATATCGCTTATTTTTTAGTGTGGGGGTCTAAATGAAGATAATTCTTTGGATGCTAATGATGGTTCTTATTTCATTGGGGATTGATGCATGGATGCGCTACTAGGAATACTCAAAGGCGTTGCGCCAGTTCTCGCTACAGCGGTGGCAGGGCCAGCAGGGGGTGCGGCAGTAGGCTGGATTGCCTCAAAGCTAGGCATCCCTGACGATACGATAGAAGGGGTCACCAAAGCCCTTACAGGCAATCCTGAGATGGCTATGAAGCTGAAGGAACTTGACCTTGAGTACGCTAAATTAGAAGCCCAAGACCGTGATTCTGCCCGTAAAGCATACGCCCAAGTCGCTACCTCAGAGT